TGGATGGCAATGCTCAATGATGACTTCGGGGAGATAAACGAGGTTGCCAAGGTCTTGACCTAGCTTCTTCCAAAAGTTGTCAAGATAAAGATGGCGAAGTTTCGGTGGCACCATCCCGCCAAGGGCGCTGACAATGGCTTGTGAAATCATCACCGCAGTTGGCAAGTTCTCACCTTGCAAAAGGTCATTGCCATAGGAAACGCCAGGGGCGCTGCCTATCGCTTTCATCAAGGCAATATCCCAATCAGGCGTTCTGAATCTATGGTCATCGCCAATAAAAGTGAAAAATTCATATTCATCTGCATACTTCTTGGCAGCGACATTGACAGGATAAGCCATCCCCCGTGTGGTATTTTCAATTTCTAGGATGTATTCAACGCCAACTGAGCTTCGATAGTTGACAATCTCTTCATCATCTTTGTCCACAACAAACATCAAGTCAGAGCGACAAGAGAACTCTCTGTGTGCTTGCAAGACTTCAACTGCATTCTTTGGCCTGCCTCTAGTTGGCACAAGCACTAAGTTATTTTTCTGAATCATTGATTTCCCCATAAATAGCGGTGTAAGCCGCCAAGTCGATGATGCTATCTAAGTGGTCAGGTGTTTCTATTAGCCGAGCAATTTTCACAAGGCATAAACACAAAGCGACCTGTGAAGGGCTTATCTCAGTTTCAAGATAAACACTCCACAGGTCTGCGATGCGTTTGTGATTAGTGTAAGGATCGCCATAAATATCTTGACGATCCGTGGCGGTGAGGCGCTTGGCCTCATCCAAAATCTTCCCCCGATTCATTTCTTTACTTACTTCCGCGACCAAATTCTGTCGCCTTTGGGTCAATGGCCTTTAGCAAAGGGCCAATGACTGCTGCAATGAAGCAGGCAAAATAATCTTTTAGAGGGCGCGATGGGTCGGCGAGGTAGAGAGCTGCGACTGCGGCTGCTCCTGCTCTTGCGTAGGTTGAAGCGATTGCGACTGCTTTGTCTTTGTCGAACATTTGCACTCCTTGAACTTAGGTCTGCCGAAGCCCATAATGAACACCGGCAGAGATGGTAGGACTTTTCCCCGATTCTTTACTTTGTAGGCGCGTATCTTACGAGCAACTTGACCACCATTGCGCTGATCGCCTTTGGAGTCGGGAGCCGTGTTGCCTTCTATGCAGACAACAGTTCCATTGCCTTTGACCTGCTCCACGATGCCGATGTGGGAAATGCGGTCGAGTGAATCATTTGGGAAATCGAAGAAAGCTAAATCTCCTGGCATTGGCTCGGCCTCGGCAATACCTTGCCAACGCTTCGCCTCGGCGAACGCCTTTGCCCCTGCCGGTGTGTAAGTGCAGTCAGGGACTTTGACACCTGCCTGCTTTGCAACCCAATTGACAAAGGCTCCGCACCAAGGCTGATTCGTCTTTTGATATTTCGTTTGATTATCGGCAGGGCCTTCAATGTAGCCAACTTCGCCTGCTGCTACTTCAAGAAACTTCTCAATTTGAGAACACATTATTTTTTCAATGCCTGCTTCACTAGGTCGGTCAAGAAGTCAACCTTATCCTCTAGGACTGCCACCTTGTCCTTTATCGAACTGCCCCCATTTGGCTTGAGTTCGTTTAGGTAGTGTTTAACGAGCCATTTGACTCCAAGGGCAGTTGAGCCAAGGATGCTGATAAGGGCGACAACAAAGCCTGCCCAATCGGTTATGTTCATAACCCAATTGCCATCACTTGCACGACAGTTGAATTGCCCGAAACAACGCCATAAATCGGATTGTTCTTATTTTGGAGAACTATCTTCTCTCCGCTATCTAATCGAAAACCAGTTGAAGTTGAAACATCAGCAGCGCCAAGAAATACGGCTTGACCGCCTGCTGCGTGAAGATGGACTTCTTCCGCTTCGGCGGTGTCATCAACCAAAATGGTTGGTGAGTCTGTGACTGTGACTTGTCGGGTTGAGATGCCCAAGAGATTTCTCCTTTATGATCCCCGTGAAATAATTACTTCGAAAGAGCTACTTCAAGCCGTCAATTATTGTGGCGGCTTCTTCGGCAGTTAAGCCTAGTGCTTCTAACTTGTTAAACGCTGATGCCTTAGCCTCTGCCTTAGCCTGTGCTGCTGCATCATCTAGCGCTTTCTGTGCAGCAAAAGCAACTGCATCTGCCTCGCGCTGTGCGATTTCTTCAGCCGTCAGTTCTACCTCTGTGGCTACTCCTGTTGAGCAGTCCACTACGAGTTTATGTGTCATTTGTTTTCCTTTCTTAGGAGTTTTTGATGCCGTATAAGGTGGCGGTTGAGTATTGGACAAAATTTGGTCCAGCGTCTGGAGTCAGAGTTATTTGGTTTATTGCTGCGCTATTTGACCAAAGTCCAGCAGTAATTCCAGCAACAGCAACAGTTGCGTTATTTTCAGTTACGTGGTCAATTGAAAAAGATTTATTATTTGAACTTGTGTAATTTGGAAAATAGATTTCTAAATTACAAAAAGTGCTGGCTGTGTTATTAGCGTTTGTTGCATATAACCAATTAGTTAAAGTGCCAGACGTAGTAGATAAAGAACCAGGCGCACTTCCATCTCCGTAAAGCAATTTTGAATTATAAATACTACTTGAAGAATTATTTATTCTAAGTCCGATATTATCCCAGTTTCCACTAGCATAATTTGACCTTGCAGATAATTTTACAACCAAATCAGTATAAGTGCCAGGTATGCTAGTGAACTCTATATTAGCCGCCCCACCGCTACCAACTGTTACTGTGGCTATTGCCTCATAAGTATTTGCCATTATGCCGCCTTAATTCCGTAGAGGGTAAAGGTTGAGCCTGAGTTGAAGTTAGCACCAGAGTCAGGAAAGTAGGTAATAGAAGTAATCGCCGATGTGCTGCGCCAGAGTCCAACATCTGCTCTTACATAACTCTCGCCAGCACCGCCCCTTGCCAATACAGTTTTATAGGTTGTTGTATTAGCATAATTTTGTATATTTATTATTGAAACAGATTGAGAAGTAAAAGAAATACCTGCTCTAATCCACGTCTGGTTAGTATGTCTAGCAGAACTAGCAGATGAGCCGTTTCCATCTAAATTTGTGCTTGAATAATTTGATGACGTATCACCGTTGAATCTAATTGCATTTCCCGTTAGTCCAGAAGCATTTGTTCCAGAAAATACCAAAACCAAATCAGTATAACTACCACTAATGCTAGAAAATGTCACAGATGCCGCAGCGCTGCCTAGCGTTTGTGTGCTTATCGGCTCATAAGTAATTGCCATTGGCTATGCCCCCTTTATGCCGTATAGGGCGAAGTGTGAGTATTGAACAAGATTGCCTACACTTGCAAAGAAATCTAAACGACTAATTGCGGTAGTTGATGTATGTAAATATGATTGCAAAGCAATAGTGCCGTCTGTGTTATTTTGTTCTTGACCTCTTAGCGTTCTTACTGTGTGATATTTATTTGTGTCGGTATAATCTAATATGTCAATAATTCCAACACCGAAGATTCCTGATGTTGCGCTGCTAGTTGTAATGTGCACCACCTGAACGCAGTTTGTGCGATTCACATTTTCGCCGTATGCACCTGCCGAAGAACCGCCACCTGATAACTGATGAAATGAATATGATGCGCTTGTGTCGTTGTTGATTGTCATATTCAAATTTTGCGTAGTTCCGCCAGTTGCATCTGTTCGTGCCATTGCTCTAATTTGCAAATGCTTATAGGTGGAAGGAATTGAGTTGAAAGTCACAGTAGCCGTTGCCGTGCTTAATGTAGTAGTAGCGATGGATTCAAAGTCACCTGCGGCGGCGAGTGAAAATGCTCCATAACCAATGGCAGAGGCATTAGCTCTGCTTTGTAAAATCGGTGACATTATTCCCCTTTAGGCGAACTTAGTTTGTGTTTCCAAAACTGTATAAGTTGGAGTTGCTGCTGTCTTGATAATGGTGAAGACATAAGCATCAATGGCCGAGGCGTTGCCTGCGCTAATGGCAGCAGGCACCTTTGGCGTGACTGCTGATCCATCAATTTGAATCACATTTGGATAGTAGGCAGTCGAGCCGTTTGTGTTAAGCCAAACTAGCGTGATGGCATCGCCAACGGCTAACTTGGAGCTTAAAGTGTTGGATGAGTCGTAGCGGAAGTTCAAAGTGTGATTTGCGCTTGCATTTGATGTGTAATACCAAACCGAGGCAGTTGCCACATCAAAGTTGATAGTGCCTGTGGCAGCAGAGGCGACCACATTGACATCTTCTTCAAAGCCTTTGATTACTAAATCTGATTGTGCAGAAGCAATGCTAAGAGTGACTGTGCCTGATGTTCCGCCACCTGAAAGACCTGTGCCTGCGGTGACCCCTTCGATGTCGCCCGAAGCAGGTGTTGCGAACTGGAAGAAGATTGCTGCGCTCGCACTTGTGAAGCGAAGAACACCACCTTGGTTTTGAGCAAGAGCAAGGGAACCTGATGTTGTGACAGTTGCAGTTCCTGCGGTAATCGTGCAAACACCTGCGCCAAGGTTCAAAATTGTCACGATGTCGCCTGCTGCGAACAATCCTGTGTTAACAGTGATTGTTGTTGCGCTGCCATTGTCCATTGAGATAGCAGTGCCGGCATCGGCAGCCACTAGAACATAAGAGGCAACCTTTGCACTTGCAGCGCCGCCAAGCATTGCGGTTTGTTGCAGCGATGTCATTTGCGCTGCGGTCAAAACTTGACCTGTTGTAAAGGTCTGCTTACTCATCGTTTCTCCTTAGTATGAAAGAACGCCTTGCGTTCCGTCAAGCACGCCTTGGGTTGCTGAATCCAAGATGAATGCCTGAATTATAGGTTCTGCCGTCAACAGCCTTGTTGTCCATTGACGATTTGAAATGTCGTGCTGAACTCCTTGAACAAAGAGCTCTAAAGTTATTGAAGACGAGCCAGGGGTTGTCTTTGTGACATTGATTAGGTCAAAGATGTCCAAATCAAGGCCAGCAACCAATAAAGCCGAATCTGAGGTGTCTTTGAGGTTCAAGGAGATGGAGTCAATCCGAAAGACCGCATCTGCCTTGGCGTTAAGAATCATCGTTGCCTGATCCAAAGCCTCTTGGTCGGTTTCAACCAAGATTCCTGACCGCGAGCCTGAGTGGATAAAATAAGTTTCAATCGAAGATGTTGACTGGACATTTTGGGCGATTCCGCCTTCTCTCGTGACAGTCACATCGTTAAAAATCTGAGTGTCATCATAGGCGAAGTCAACATTCACATAAGGCAGGTCAACGCCTGTGTCGGTAAAGATTGTCGGTGTTTGGTCTGCTTTTTCAGAAACTGTCGTTCGTGATAAGAAAGTTGCACTGCCTTCTGTATCCATAAAGAAAGCGCCGAACTCACTATCGGCGACATTTCCAAGGGCGCTCAATAAATCACGCTCAGTGCCAGGATCAGCCTGCAAGGTTGAATCGCCGGCATCTATATTGCGCATCGAAAGTGGAAATGAGGCGCTGTCTAAAAGCGCATCAACTCTAGCCCCCGATAGTTGGCCCGCAGGCGTTCCGCTTACATTTGAAATTTTGACATTGTTGAAAAGACGGAAAGCATCAACGCATTGCAAGGTGACAGTTTGAATCTCATCTGTGCCAACCCTAAAAGTGTTGTCATAGCTTGTGATGTATCCTGAAAATTGATAATAGCGAGTGGTGCTAACACCATCATCATAATCTGCCCAAATACGAATCTTGCGAAGAGGCAAGAGTTTTCCATAATAGGGAGATGAAGTATTCTCAGGATTCCAGTCACCATTTTGGTCAATGAGAATGACAGTTGCCGTGCCTGCTTCAAACTTTCCAAGGATGCGATTGCGACCCCTGCGAGTAGAAACTTGGATTGCAATATTTGAAACATCAACGACATCGGCAGGGCCATCGGCCAAAATGCCTGTGCCAAGAGGTGTTGAAGGGTCATCTAAAATTAAGGGGAGACCAAAGGCAGGGCCATTGGCGAAGTCAATTGAAACTCCGAGAACAGGCGATGACATTACTAGATTATCCTAGGGTCATAAGTGGTTGCTTGACCTGAGCCAATGCCTGCAAGTAATCCATCACGAACTGTGCTGACCAAATCATTTTGACCTATAACCGAACCTTGAACAGTGACATTGACAGTTGTTCCTTGACCTGCGCCAGAACCGAAAATGCCCGACTCATATTCGCCATTTCCAATTCCGCCAATAGTTGAATTTGAACCAAAACTTCTTGGATCAACGGCTGCGCCTCTGCTTGCTACTGCGCTTGCTGCTGCGTTTGCGGCTGCCAATGCGGCTTGGGCTGCTGCTAAGGCGGCTGCTGCTATTGATTCGGCCAATACTGCCTCGGCTTCTGCCAAGGCTGCCGTTGCTCTTGCGCCTTCTGCCACCGCATTTGCCATTTCGCCGATGGCGAGTGCGCCTTGCGCTGCTACTGCCAACTCGCCTGCCGCGCCTGTTGCGGAATCTAAAGCGGTTTCGGCAATGCCAGCATTTGTTTTTGCGTTCGCTGCAAGAGTAGCCAATGCAGTGTCAGCTTGGCCAACTGCCAAAATATAGGCATCAACTGCGCCTTTGGTATCAGTCCAAGCAGTTCCGATACCTTTGACAGGATCAATGAACTGGCCATTGTAATCAAAAGGAATACCAATGTTGGCAAGATAGGCAAGAACTTCGGTGTTAGTTAAACCCCATTCTGTGCCAAGGGCTGCGACTTCTGCATCTGTTATCTTGAAATCTCGAACTGCAAGAATGAAAGCGGCATATTTTTGAATTTCGCCAACTGTCATTCCCCATTTTTCTTGCAGAGCAGAAATTTCTTCAGAAGTTAGTTTTCCATCTTTTAGGGCATTGATGAAATCAAGATATTTTGCAACTTGTTCAGTAGATAGACCCCAAGCGGCAGCAAGTATTGTTATCTCTTCAGAAGTGACTTTTTTATCAGCAACGGCAAAGAATTGAGCCAGATAGTTTTTGACCGCATCTGTCGTCAATTCCCACTTGGCAGCAAGGACAGAGATTTCTTCGGTTGTTATTTTTGTGTCAGATAAGGCTTGCAGAATGTCTTGATATTTTTGGGCCTCTGCAATAGTTGCCTTGATTGCTTCTTTTTCTGCTTGGCGAGCTGCAATGCGAGCAGCATCTTCAATCTTACCCTCACGAATAAGATTTAGTCGGCCTGCCTCAAGATTGATTGCCTCTTGAGCATCTTTCGTATTGAAATCACCAGTCACTCCACCTGTTGCGGCAGCGCCTAATTGAGCAATCCTCTCTAAATCTTTGAGGTGTCCTTGCACAACTTGTGATTGATTTTTTATAGACTTTGAGTTGGCATTGAAGCCCTCAGTTAACTTGTTCAGACCATAGAGAGCGCCGCCTGCTGCGACAACAAAAGCACCAATTCCAACGGCAGCAGCCTTAGCCGAAACACCAGCACTTGAAAAGGCAAGCGCAATACCTGCGGCGGTGCCTGCTGCTGCCTGTTTTTTCAATGAAACTGTTAATAATTTTATTGCGCCAATTAAAATTTGAACGCCCGCAGCAACTTTAGCTCCGACAAAGGTTGCAACTAAAAGTGCCGTGAAAAGTTTGAAAGCGGGCAGATTGTTTGAAATCGTGGTGAACATAGAGCTGAGCCCTTTGGCGGCATTTATTGAAAACTTTGCAATGCCTTTTAAGGTTGTAGCAATCTCTTCTTTATTATTTGCAATGAACTCTTCAAAGACAGGAAGAATCTCTGTCTGAAATACTTGTGCCAATTCTTCTAAGACAGGAATGAGAGCAAAGCCAAGGGTTTCAAGAGTTTCATCAAATGAAATGCGAAGAGCAGTCATTCTGCCTTCAAATGTGCCTGCTCGCGTTGAGGCTGCGCCTGAGAAAGTTTTGCTTAATTCTTGGAGAGCGCCATTTAGGTCTTTGCTCTTCTTGATGTCCTCAGATAGAGGAACTCCAAGTTTTGTCAGAGCGCCGATGTTTCCGCCGACTGCCTTGGCAAGAGCAAGTGAAACTGTTTGCAAATCTTTTTGAGTTCCTGCCGAAATATCAAGAGCAAGGTTTTGCAGATATTGGGCTTGAGCGACATCTTTGGTCGCTGCCACCAAGGTTGCCAAACTCGGCCTGAGTTCATCATCTGTGACTGCAACTGCCCTTTGTTGGGCTGAGATATATTCTTCAACAGAGGCAATGGCTGCTTCATTAGCGCCTGTGGTGTTGCGAAGGGCATTGGCGAGCAATGCCTGCGACTTCTGATCCGCGATAGCAGCTTCAACGCCGTCTTTGCTGAGCTTGACTGCCAAGGCCCCTGCCGCCACCGCCGCCACGCCGAACGCCTTGGCGATAGTTTTGCCGGCATTGACAAAACTTGATTCTAATTTGTTGAGGTCTTTGAGAGCCTGCTTCGAACCTTTGTCGTTATAGACAGTGACAATCCGTTCAAAAATTGCCATTGCCTATTCCTCTCTTTCTTTCAAAGGTTTATCCATCAACGCCTGTGCTTTCTTTTCAGCATCCTTGATTGCTGCAAAGATAGCACGCTGAGCATTCTTCTTGTTATCATCAACTGCTTTGATAAGAGCGCGACCTTTATCTTGACCAAGGCCTTTGGCTGTCGGTAATCGGTATTCATCTTGCAGCACGCCAATAAATTGCTCGGATGCTTTTGGATTTGTTGATCGAGATGCGCGAGTTCGAGCGCGACTTGCTCTGCTTCCTCGACCAGCAGTTTCATAAATAGCGCCTGCCTTATCGCGCTGAACTACGCCATAAGAATTTTTGAAACCTCTTGCATTAGATTTTGAAGTGGCCGTGACTGACCTAATTCCTGATCTTGCTTTGGATGTATTCCAAGGCACGAAAAGCCCTCGGGTTTCACCTTGTTGTAATGGGCCAATCAAGCCTGTGTTTTTATTTTCACGCGCCCATCCTGAAGGATGAATTGAATCAGGGATGTTGCTTCGCGCCTCTGATACGACTCTGCTTAAAACAACTCTGATGTCTTTGTCTAAGGCTTTTTTGAGGTCAGGCGCGAAACGCTCAATTGCTGAGATAGTAGAACTTAAGCCTTGCAATGAGATTCGATAATTTGGAGAATCCATTATTTGTTTCGCGCCTTTGCTCGTTCTTTTAGGTAAGCAAACACCGCTTCCAATATGCCATCAGGCGCATCGAGTAAATCAGCGATGGGTAATCCAGTCTCCACAGAAACGGCTGCTATGTTATAGCTTAGAGAGTCTCTGTGGATTCGGAAGAAGGGTCTGTTGTTAGGTTCACGCTTTCTAGTGTGTCTAAGAACTCATTGCCAAAAGGCTTGACTACTTTCCCACTTGCTCGCAGAGAGAGCCAAGCAAGGAAATAGATATGTTCTAATTTCTGATCCTCGCTTATTAACTTAGCAAGTCCTTTGCCATACTTCTGCTCGAACTCAACAATGATGCGTGGTCTTAGAGAAAAGACCTGTTCTGATTCATTGACGAGTTTGACTTTAATTTTTAAGCCATCCATTTTTCCCCCTAGTTAAGAAGTTGATTTTGATATTGCTCCAGATATAGGCCAAGTCACTTGGACAGTTGATAATGCGCCAACGGCTGCATTGAGACTTGACCAAGAAGTGATGACCGCGTTGAAAGTGTATGAAGGATTTGTTGCTGAAACGCTTGCATTCTGTGGGCGCACTTCCATCGCCACAGAAGTTCCAAGTTTTTTTGTGGCGTTGGTCGGATAAATCAACTGTTCAAGTTGACTGCTCGCAAAGTCCTGCATCAAATCTAGCGTGATGCTATTGGTTGCGATTCCGGCAATCACTGACCTGTCACTATCTCCAACCTTTGTTGTGTCAATTGTTTCGTAAGTGGTCGAGATAGTGACAGAGCGAGTGAAAGAAGAGATGTCCACACTAGCCAGGGAAACATAAGCATTAGTGAGAACAATTTTTGCCATATTATGCGGTTGTCTTTACGATTGCGCCGCTTACTGGCCAAGTCACTGATGCCGTGGCGAGCTCACCGACAGCGCCCCCAAGTGGAGTCCATTCGGAAACAAGCGCGCTTGCTGTATAAAGAGGATTGCTTGCGCTTGTTGCAGTATTAACTGGCTTGACGGTGACAGTGGTGACTGTTCCTATTAGTGGATAAATTGTTGCTTCAACTTCTCCTGAAGCATAGTCTTGGTGGAATTCAAGACTTATTGAATTATCTGCAAGGCCGCCGATGCGTGTGCGAGCGGCTGTGCTTGAGAATGCTGTTGTTTCAACGACATCAATAGATGAATTGAGTGTCACTGATGCCACATAGTCCGACAAATCAACTGCGTTGACTGTGACTAAGGCATTGGTTAGAACGATGCGTGCCATTAGTTTTTGGCTCCTTCTGATAGTGCTGGTTTGATGGTTGGTTGACTTGCTTGACTTGCTTGAATGTGGCCGCTTGCAATGA